GCAATGGAAATGATTGAACGCAAGTACGCACAAGCAGGTTACACTGCTCCAAGCGTAGTGTTCTGGAACTTGAACAGCAAGGGTAACAGCCCTGTCAAGGCAGACAAGTCTGGTGCGGCTCTAGTCTCTGGCTTCAGCCCAAGCATCATGGCAAGTTTGCTAGGTGCAGATCCTTCTGAATTCACCCCAGAAGGCGTTATGATGAAGACCATCATGAACTACCGTTACGCATGTTAAAGTGCTAACGTAGCCCCTAAAGGTGTAAGTAGAAATACTTACACCTTTTCCTACATGGATTTGACAATAAATCCAAAACATAGTATAATACAGCATTGGAGAATAAAATGCCTTGGATTCAAAACGTTAGCTTAGGTGACATTCAAAAGGGTTTTCACATCGACCCTGGTCCGAATTGTGTACTCATTCAGATTGTAGACCCTGCTATGGAGTTCCCTACTCCTAAGTACACATTCAAAGAAGTCTACCAGTTTGAATTCTTGGACTTGGAGCGTGATGACAAGTTCGGTGAAGAATTCAAAATCACTGACGAACAAGCCAGAGACCTTTGCGTTATTCTGACACAATCGTTGGCAAGTCGCAAAAACGTTATTGTGCATTGTGTTGCAGGTGTCTGCCGTAGTGGTGCAGTTTGCGAAGTTGGTGTGATGATGGGCTTTGATGATACTGAGGCTTATCGTAGCCCTAACTTGTTAGTCAAGCACAAGATGCTCAGGGCCCTCGGATGGTACTACGATGAAAAAGAGCCACATACAATAAACGGGGTACCATTCGAGTATGACGATTTAGGTAATAAAAAGATAATTTTACCACCGCAAAAGGAAGATAATTGGGACTAAAATGATAAAAGTGCTTGGTTGGCATAAATAAGTATGTGGGAGCAATTATGTATACTTATAAGTCAACCAAAGCAAAACCTTATGTTTATCTATGTACCAACTTAAAAACTGGTCATTTTTACATAGGATATCGTGAAGCAAATGTTAGCCAAAATAGAACATCTGATATTGATTTTCCCTTATATAAGAGTTCGTCAAAGTCAGTGAAGGATCACTTTGAGGATTTTGAATGGATTATTGTAGCAGAATTTGAAACTGGAAAAGATGCGTATTCATTTGAACAAAGTTTGATTCACGAACATTGGAATGATCCTTTATTACTGAATGAACATTGCTGTCATAATGAACAACAATTTAGGCGTTCTGCACCACCGTGGAATAAAGGTAGAACAGGACTGTATACCAGAACAGAGCAAACAAAACAGAAGATAAAAGAAAAACGAGCATTGCAGGTCATGGGAACATCTCCGCTAAAAGGAAAATCATACAATGAAATTCATGGAGAAAGTGCCGATGTTATGCGAAAAAAAATATCTGAACAAATGTTGAGTGCTGGTATAAAGAGAACGGAAGAATTTAAGGAAAATTTGAGAAAGCCCAAAGAGAAAGTCACATGCCCACATTGTGGTAAAGTTGGCGGTGGCGGATCAATGGTTCAGTGGCATTTTGATAATTGTAAAAGTGTAAAAGCAAAAGTATGAACAAACATTATTCAAATACGAAAAATCCGATTAACTTTCCAAAAGTCCCCCGGGCCACGAAAGAGGATATGGAAAAAGTTGAGCGTGAGGCAAAGAAACCCAAAAAGCGAAAACATGCTGAGATTCCAGATCCAGAAGGACGCAAAGAAATCAAAAGCAGTTTAGGCTACAGTAGGGTCGGTATGTGGGGCAAACGATAAGCAAAAAGAGGATACGTATGATTAAGCGTAATCGTTGGCAAATTGTAAGTGATGATGCAGTATGGATGTTTCCTCCTGATACTCAATTGAGTACAGTTGAGTTGCCTAGAGTAACATTCGAAGATGGTGAGGAACTGTATGGTGATAGACCTTACGAATCGTGCTTATTTTTTGCTAATGGTGATAGTGATGTTGTCGCCCGCTATGCTACACAAGAGGAAGCAATAGCAGGGCATGTTGAATTAGAAAATAAATATGGATTGAAAAGATGTTTAAAGTTAAAGATTTAGAATTTGCAGACTTAGCAGGTGCAATGGACTATGCTAAGTCATTGAATGAGTTTGTTTCTATCGTAGGCGATGGATTCGAAGTTTGTGGTATGTTCGGTGTTGATAGTGTTGTAGATGGTAAGTGCCCAGATGGTGTTGCTTACGACTGGAACAAAGCCAGCCGAATCGGTCGTGTGAAGAAGGAGCGTGTAGTATAATGTATGTTGTGTTATATAATTCAGGGGCGGCTGGTGATTTGGTTGCCGCATTAATTGACGAAACTGATTATTTTCTACCTAAACGGTTTCCAGTTGCACAGATATATACCAAAGTTTCCTCAATAAGGAAAAAGTTTCAAGAAATCCATCAGACACCCTTGACATTATCACATGATGTTTATGAATCAGACGAATTTAAAACACTTATTTCGGAAGTAGAATCAAGATATAAGGCTATAACTTCTCACTGGTTTGATTCACCTTTATTTTATAACTATGATAAAATCATTATTGATGATACTGATGATCCTTGGTATAAAGTAACGTGTGACCGTTATAATAAACTTATTGTTGAAAAGGGATACCCTACAGTTACAGCATATCAACTCAATGAGCGTAGGAAAAAATTAATATCATACATGGAATTGTACAACGAGAGTATGATTATCAAATTTCAGGACATTGTTGAGGGTAGATTATTAGAAGTATTAGGACAGTGGTTTGATATAAAAAATCCTAGTCTATATCATCAGTGGCTTGAACGATACAATAATACAAAAGTACACAGTTGACAACAAATAAATTTGGTTGTATAATAGTGTTTTACACAGAAAGGAGCATAGTATGGGTTACAATACCAAACATTTTGACCACGAAGCACACTATGCTTCCAAATCAATTAAGGAACTTGAGGCTCTGTTGAAGAAGGCCCAAGAGTTCGTTGAAAAATATCCTCAGTTTGAATACAGCTGGCACAATGATTACATTCACCAACTGAAACTGAGAATCGCAGAAAGGATCGGTAGAAAATGACTCCCGAGCGTAGAGAATTTTTGTTGAAATATAGAACGACTACGCCCGATGGTCATCCGACTTTTGACAACGAAAGATATTATAGCGACATGCCAACAGATGAAATGGTGGCATTGCGAGACAAAACAGTAAAAGACTTAGAACGCAATCCAGATTTTGGAACTCAGTTCTATACTAATTTTGTCGAGTATTTGAATAAAAAATTGAAAGAGAGGGAATAAAATGCCCGCAGTTTTTCTTGTAAGTGATACACACTTTGGGCATCTTGGTGTTTGTAAGTTCATGGGACCTGATGGTGTCACGAAACTTAGGCCCTGGGATAGTCCTGAGGAAATGGATGAGGAGATGGTAAAGCGTTGGAACGAAACGGTTCGTCCGAACGACAAAGTTTACCATCTTGGTGATGTTGTTATCAATCGCAAAGCCCTTAAGACTCTTAATAGACTTAACGGCGACAAGGTTCTTATCAAGGGGAACCACGATATCTTTAGACTTGAGGACTATACTCCTTACTTTAGGGATATCCGTGCATATCATGTGATGAATGGTTGTATCCTCAGTCACATCCCTGTGCATGAAAGCAACCTTGGTCGATTCGGTAGTAACATTCATGGACATCTTCACGCACATAGAGTTATGAAGATGGATTACGGTCGTGAGGTTGTTGATCCTCGCTATCACTGTGTTTGTGTTGAGCAAACTGACTTTAGACCTATCCTTCTTGAGGATGTGTTCAAACGAATCGTTGCAGAAGGCGGTTCAGTTGGAATGAAAAGTAGAGAAGAGGTCTATGGACCCGGTTGAAAAATAGACCCTTCGGGGTCTATTTTTTTGGCTATAAATAGCACATGCATATAATATTATACCATTGTGGTGCGGCAGGAGATATGGTCGCATCAATGATTGATAGAACAGATTACTTACTAAATGAATATAAGATGGTCCCTATCAACGATAGAGTCCGAGTAGTGTCAACAGATTACGCTGTACTGGATGAACAGTTTCGATTGTGGCAAACAAAATATAAATGCATAGCGACACAAGACTTTCAGTATGTGTTGGATCGAAATTACGATTTCATCTATATAGATAGTTCGTATGATGATAGACTAATTGAATGGACATTACGCCGCGCAGAAAAAACTTCAGGATCATATCATGGATATAATCCTGATCTTATCAAAAAACAAAAATCTTCTTCAAGACGGATAAAAAAATTTACAGATAAAATCATAGACATTGCTGATATATTAAATGGTAATCTTTTGGCAAGACTTAACCAGTTAGTTGACTGTGATATTGACACAGAATCAAACAGAATTTTTTATAAGCAATGGCAAGAGAATGCGTTAGGATTTATGAATTTTTCTGATATACAAAGTATAATCGGTCATTCGCATCACGTTTGAATTCCAACAATTTCAGATTGTATTTGTCAGCAAACTCTTTTACTACCTCGAAGCTCCAAGGAAAGATATCAACGTAAGGTCCTGTCTTGTGTGTGATGCCAGGATTTGCACGTAGATAGAACATACCACCTTGTTCTAACAAGTCAACACACTTACTGAATCGTGATTCAATTTCATCACGACTATTGAAGTTTATCGAACCAAGGGCAATGATAACATCATGTGAACCGACATATTCGAGAATGTCAACCATATAATCAGCACAGTTGTTATAAGGATCGATCCCAGTGAGATTATTAATTCTGCCTTTGAACGGGTGATATCCACAGCCCACGTCCAAAACTGATTTAGGGTTTCGTTGATTGATTTCATCAGCGAGTTGCCATCCGGTATAATCATAGTCATTTGTCCTTGGTTTCCAAATTTCACCGAAGAAACGATGAATATATCGTTCGCTTAGGTCTTGTGTAATGTCTTTCAATGTGCCTACATATTCACATGGTAAGCTCAATTCTGCTTCTACAGCGTCTTTGAATTTCCTATATCTTGCAGGAGTCCAAGGTAAATCTTGAACTACTGTATCCTCAGTAATAGATATTTTTGCATACTTGGGTAAATTAAATGCAGTCTGCAAATTTTTCTGTAAAAGTGTAAAAATTTTCGTATTCATATTAAATTTTTTGCGAATGGCATAAATATTGTGTCATCATATTTATTATCGGAGGAACGATGAAGAAACTTTTAGCAATTTTATTACTTTTACCTAGTTTAGTTTTTGCTTGGCAACCAACTAAGCCAATCACTGTTATATTCCCTAATGGCCCAGGAGCAGGGAATGAGATATCTTTCTTTTTTGTCGCTGACATTGTTTCGGCTAAAACAGGAGTTCAATTTAACAGAGAACATCGCCCTGGTGCAGACGGCAACTTGGCAATGAATCATTTTGCGACTGTGCCAGCAGATGGGTACACAGTAGCAGTACCTGCATGTAACAGTCAGTGGGTAACAGGCGAGATATGGTATCCTCAAACACTGAAGTACAACATTTTTGACTTTGAGCCTGTAGCTAACATAGCACGTAGCCCATTAGCATTCTGGGCTCATCCAAGTAGTAAAGTTAATACGCCAGAAGATTTGATTAAAGAGATTAAAGAAAAGAAACGTCCTATCAACTTTGCAATTGGTGGTGGAGGACACAAACTAGCAGTTGAATACTTGACTGACAAGTTAAACGTGCCTGGTGGCGATAGAGTACAGACAGTCATGTACAAAGGCCCTGCACAAGCATTGATGGATACGATGGGTGGTCACGTTGAGTTTAGTGTAACTCCAGTAGGTGTTGGTTACCCTCATGTTAAAGCAGGTAAACTAAAACTAATTGGTCTAGCAAGTGAAGTACCATTGAAGGGGTTAGAGTCTGCACCTCTAATGAGCAAGTATGCGCCTGGTTTGAACTTGTATGGTTGCTGGAACTTAGTGTTACCTAAGAATACCCCAAGAGAGATTCAAGATTGGTATCATAACAACTTTGTTCCTGCTATACGTAGCAAAGAAGCAAAAGAAAAATTTGACGAGAATCAAATGTTCATAACTACTAAAGAACATACTCCAGAAGGCGTACATGCTAGCATGGCAATACTACGCAGAGAATGGCAACCAATCGCAAGAAAGATAACACCTTGAAATATATTTTTGTAGCCGGAGCACCAGGCTCTAAATGGTCTAGCGTAGTGAAAAACATCTATTACAGTGACAGCATTGATAAGTCAGATTTTCGTGATGAAAGAACTTATTGGCATGATGCATCTGGTACATATCAACTTATGCATCTAGGTGCATACTTTGACCCTGGTATGGAGTTTGAACTACCTGAGTCAATGTCAACATTGACAAAGAAACAGGCAGAAGAACTATTCGATGCACCCTTCAGTGGTGAGGGCGTTCGTATTATCAAAAGTCATATATTCAGCTACAAAGAAAACATTGAGTATCTACGTGAACTATGGCCTGAATGTCCTATCGTATTAGTACATAGAGATAATGACAGTTGTTTAGGTTGGTGGGTTCGTTGTGGTCATTTTGACATAACATATCCTAAATATGAGGGCTACTACCATAATCTTAAAGACATGGCGCAAATCATTGATAGACAGAATAAGGGCATTCAAGATGCATTCGATACTATGAAACCTTTTCAAGTATATAACAATGCACGTTTAGCAATGCTATTAAGTATAAAACAACCACCAGAAGAATTCCATCAGAATTATTTTGAGAGTGACATTACAGTAAAGGTATTAACATGAAAAGCAATTGGGAAGAAACAAAAAAGCGTAGCAACTATCATTTTGATAATTTTAAAAATGATGACCAAGTAGACAAAGTAATTTACTTAGGTAAGATTGTTGCTGACTACAGCGAAGAAGTTAAAGAGATAGTAAAGAATGCAAAACCTGCAACATGGCGTACACGCGGCAAAGTAGGCAAGTCTAGACCAGAAGAAGAACTAGCAAGCGAAGATTACGATCTAGAACAATTTGGCTATGGAAAAGATTATCAAATCACACATTTGAATTGGGATATTCCTGCTAAACTAAAACAGATTAGCAAATTGTTTGGTTTGGATGATTGCATGGAACGCATTCATGTACAGATGCCCGGTGAAGTATGGAATCTACATTTAGATAAACTAGAGAAGTGGGCACCTGATGCACCATGGACAGTTATGCGTGTTCAAATAGCATTGACTGATTGGGAGCAAGGGCATTTCTGGAGCTATGGTAATTATTTACATAAGCAATGGCGTGCAGGTGACGTAACTACATTTGATTGGCAAAATCTTCCACATAGTACTGCTAATGCAGGACACAATCCACGTGTAACTTTCCAATTAACAGGGATAAAAACTGAAGTGACTGAGGAATTCTTAAAGAGACTTGACCGCTTTAAGTTGCATACTCTATCATAGTTGACATTTTCCAAGTCACATGAACTAGATAAAAGAAACGTTCAGAGGGAGTTGGCCCAATTGAATGCCAAGCGTGATTAGTATTTAGCCAAAAAGCACCAGTGTTTGACTCACTCGGTGCTTGATAAATGGGTTTAGGTTTTAATGTTGCGTTACTACCTTCTACACCATATATATGAGTACCACCGCCAAAAGAATCTTGTAAATGTACAGCACCTGCCATTATGTATGAACGATTGTCATTGTGAGTAGGCTGAAACCATCCAATTTCGTCACGTAATAACATAGCACCAACGTTTGTGTTTTTTCGCATGAAATCTAAAGAGAACGGATATTCATGCCTTGACAGTGGCTCACTGAGCATTAATGGATAAACTTTGTCTAGAATCAATGACTTGAAATATTCGTCAACTTCTTTTTTGTTTGAGTATCTTGCACTCCAACGTTTTCCATCTTTGTTATTTTCGTAAACGTCATACGCGGGTTCTATAAAAAACTCAACGTCTTTAGGTTGGGGTAAGTCATCTATTTCACGAAGTTCAACTACGATTGCTTGATTCAGGTTTTTTAAGTTAATGTCCATGCTGTATTTATATGACACTAAATAGTGATATGAATAACGATAGGTTCGGGAATCTTCCCGAAAAGTATGAGTTTTTTTGGGAGAGTGCATTAGGCACCACACTTGGTATATTGTCATTTTTTGAATCGATTCAAAAAGACAAGCAACCCCTTTCAATCTATGTACCACCAAATACTGAAATAATTGAACTCAGTAAAATATTCCAGTTCCCAAAGGAAATTGAATTCATAAATTGGGAACCGTATCATGGGAATAAGTTGCCTATGGGCCCTGATATATTCCATGACCATATAAAAATGTTCAGTCCATATTTTAAACGAGATAGTGTCAACGTTAATGGTAAAGAATATGAATTGAGTTACAAGAAAAAACCCTGCATAGGTATAACCAGCACTAATGGAAGAAACAATGATTTTGACCCTGACCCAAAAAATCATTCATTTCCTAAATGCAGATATTTTAGTGACGCCACTTATTTAAAAATAGTGATGTTAGCCAAGCAAGCAGGTTATGATATTATTGAATTGAATTCTTTGGGAGTACCTCTTGCTGATAAAGTTTATCAAATTTCACAGCTATGTGATTGTGTGATAGGTTATGAAGGTGGTATCATGCACTTAGCTCATATACTAAAAACTCCTACTCTTATGATTCCTTGGCATGCAGATGAAGGTGGAATAACTGAAGATTACCAAATGATTTTTACAGTAGCAGAAAGCGAGTTTCAGTATATCAAACATAAAGCACACTTACTTCATTTGGATGAGCATACACACTTTTTTGATTCCGAAAAAGACTTGTTCAACTTGACACCTGATAACCTTCATGAATTGATAAACAACACTAGAAACGGATTAAACAACAATATCTTTTTTTCTAGGAAATTGTCTTTTTTCGAAAAGAAGTTTTTATATGACACCTATCTTTCCCCATTTGAAAAACAACTTATAGAGCGCCACATGACCAATCTTTGTATAGGTGGAAATGACAAGTACTAAATATTACTAACACACCTTAGGACCGGTACTCGTTACCGTGGTGTAGCCGGCTGCTGGCTTGATGTACCAATTCGCTACTGGGAAATCTAAAGTGAGCATCTTCACTCAATAAATAGTTTGATGAAAAAACTATTAGCACTCTTGTTATTAACACTTGGCATAGCACATGCCCAAACACACACATTTAAGTTTATATTATCAAGTGGTCCTGGATCTGGATCTGACGTTAGTATAGAAACTTATGCTCCTTGCTTGAAAAAGCAAAACATCACTGTATTAAAAGATTATAAACCTGGTGCAGAAGGATTAGTTGCACTCAAAGCATTGCAACAATCACAAGACACTGACACCACTACACACTTACTAATGGGTAACTTTGGTCTAAACACATTGAGTAAATTTGCCGGAGTCGATTTACTTGAAGACATAAATCCTATAGTATACATGAATTCTACACCGTTGGTGTTTGTTGCTAAAGCAGGCAAGTACAAAACATTCAATGAGTTCATACAGGACAATAAAAATAGAATTATCAATGTAGGATCACCATCTGTATCAGGAACATTCTTATCTGAGACAATGTTTAAAGATATGAATGTACAATATCAGATTGTTCCTTATAAAACCAGTGTGTCAGGACTTACTGATGTAATCAATGGTAACTTAGATTTATTTGTAGATACGTTCATAGGCGCAAGACCACTAATGGAAGCAAACAAGATACAGATAATGACTAGCACATTTGATAAAATAAATGCAACAAAGTTTAATCACCAGCCTATTGGAACACATAGCCCTAGTCTTGCCAAGTCACCAATTGGTTTGGGTTTGATACTAAGCGTTAACCCCACACTAGATTCTGAAAGAAGAAACACTGTAATTAAAGCAATTCATGCTTGTGGCAAAGATCCAGAAGTAATACAAAGATTAGAGATTAACAGTTCTCATCCTGTGTTTTTGCCAACAAGTGACATTGTAAAAATGATTAAACAATATCGCGGAAAGTAATATGTATTTACCACACTGGATTGTAGACGGACAACGAACAAGTAGCCAAATAGATGCCTGGCGATATGCACACAAATTAGGTGTCAAACCCCATTTCTATTTTTACGAAGAAGAATATGACACAGTAGATTGGACTAAAGAACCTACTGACACCTGGGATCAACTATGTTATGACCGTTGTACTCAATTACGACAACGCTATAACAAACTAAGTTTATTTTATAGTGCAGGTAGAGACAGCCATCATATACTACGTTGCTTCTATCATTTTAATATTCCATTAGACGAAATTGTATTACTAAATTTACGTACTAATCCAATACGACAAGATGAATTGATCCGTTTGATTTATCCACAGGTTCAAGAATTCTTACGTGCATACCCCAATACGAAAGTGCGAACGGTTGATGTTGGTCCAGAAGATTTTGATAATTATTTTTCTGAGGACTGGTTAGAAAAACCTGCAACTGCATTAACGCATGGATATTTTCAGCCAACTAATTTTAGCTTCTACGTTAAGAGTATCATGCATGCCGATGAACCTAATCATGGAGTTATTTTAGGTGTTGACAAACCACGAATCATTCTTGAAGATGGAAAATACTATTCAGCAATAATAGACAAGACGTTAGAAACGTTTATTACTGATATACCAAACATTGAATTGTTTTACTTTGCTCCAGAAATGCCACAGCTTCACTTGAAACAAAGTTGGATGACATTGAACCACATAGAACGAATGTATGGTACAAAGTTAGTTTATAAGCCAGAGCAAATCGACCCATTGATTAATACTAAATTAGGTGCAAGTCCAACTAGTTTTAGTATATCAGCACCAAATGAAGTAATCAAATCTGAAACAATAACTAGCGATTTTTTAAAAGAATATTGCGGCAATAGTCATAGCGAGTATTATGATGATTTTTGTATTGCATGTGGTCGCGGTGCCGCGTGGAATATAAATTTAGGAATACAGAATGGCAAGAGCAAGTATAAAGCAGAAGGTCGTGATTCTATATTCCAAAGATTATTAAAAAATGCTACTGATGAAAGATGGAAGTCTGCGGGTAGGTTCGTTGATGCAATGGACTATTTGAGAGATAATTATGGTAGCATATTCAATAAGAATGACCCATACCAAGGAACATTGGGAATTTATTCTAAAAAATATTACATGAAAGATGCTACTTGATGCCAATCATCATGTGACGTTTATATTGTAAATGACTGTAAGTGATAGATTTAGTGTTGGCATACAACAACTCACCAACTTTAAATGTTTCAGTCAAATCAATTATTGATTCAAAACTTTGATGAACATGCCACATTTTATTATCTGTTGGCATGTTCGTTGCTTGTAAACATACAAGACTGCCAACAGGTATTCTATTGTACCACTCATTATCTTTGAGTTGGTCAACACTGCAATTGATAAACACTGATTCTCTACCACTACTAGAAAAATCTAAGCTATTGATATCTCTAGCGTGATTGTAAACTTTGGGGTATTCGTAATTCCAATAATCACATATGATGTCAGCATCATGTACTGCTTGAGTATCGATATCATAAGAATGAACTACACCATAGAAGTTAGGTCTCCTAGTCAACATCATAAAGCCCAATAGATTATTCCATCCTGCAAGTACATGCACAATAGGATTTCTAATAGCTCTGTTGTCTAAAACAGTTTCTAGTTCTTGGCATAGCCACAACTTGCTTGCAACTAGTCCATGGTTAAATGATTCATTTGTAATCATGTGAATGATTCGTTTTCTGTAGTGTCAGTATTTAATAGTTGTTTAGTCTTGTCGCCCCAAACTATTTTTGATTTTGGTGCTCCCATAAGTTTCAGTAAATTAATTTTATACATCATAATATTAAACACATTGCTTGGGCAATCTTCCCATCCATAACTTTTTATTCTAGGCTCTGCCAAATCATACATTCTATACTTCATAAACGGAACTGTGTGAAACGTGTCATTGCCTAATTCATACTCTTGAATATGTTTTTTCATAAAGTAATAGCAAGATTCATAACTGTGACTAATCATGTTTCCTATTCCATTAATACCTTTTGAAGCCATGAATCGTTCGTAACTACTGAATGATAACTTAAAAGGACTTAATACTTTATGTTCCTTGTGTGCCTGTACCCAAGGCCAATCTCCGCCAACTACTGGAAAGTTCTGACACTGTTCAATCAACCAAAAATGACTAGCAACATGCGGTTCAGTTATTTGAAATGGTTTTAGATATTCCAAATACTTACCACTTTCGTAAAATTCTGTGGCATCCAAATAGAACATATTCTGCTTTACATTGTTTTCCCTGCAGAACTTTTCTGAATAGTATAAGTCAACTACGTTGGCAATCGCACCACGAATTTTGATAACCATTGTCATTGCTTCAACGGGTATCTTATTTCTCAAGCAGGAAGCCAAAACGATTTCACTATCTAAGCCACCACTGTATAATACTTCTACAGTCCCGCTACAATCACTAAAATGATCGGAAAATATTGCATCGACATTTCGGTCTGGTACAAATTCTGTTTCTGATAAAGTTGTGGTAAAAGATGATCCATCAAGCGTGTGCTTTTTGAAATCACCTAGACCTGTAGTCCATTCAATCATGAAACTATTTATGCGTATATTTTACATAAAGTATAAATACACAAAAGAGACACATGCCATGCTACACTTCATCAGAGACCTATCACACAAGCTACTTGAATTTATCAAAGACGATCCAGTTCGACCAGAAATCCCAACTGACTTTAGAGTTAGTGAAGGACGAATGGTTGCCGCATTAGCTGAAAAAGACGATGACCCTGATGCAATGGTTTGTGTTAGCTTTCATGACTTTGTTCCTGCAGGTGTGGATGATTTGAAAAATGTAGCGCAAGTTCCAACTACTGCTGTGTTCTACACAATCTGGAGCTATAAAGCAGGTAAGGGCCGTGATTTGTTATTTGAAGCCGTTAAAGGGATACAAGAACAATACCCAAGTGTAACTAGGTTTGTAACCCTCAGTCCTAAATCAGAGTTAGCACGTAGGTTTCATCTAAAGAACGGTGCTATCGTTTTCCGTGAAAATATAGAGACAGTTAATTACGAGTACAACCCTGATAAATAATTGTATGGCAAAGTCAACTTCAAAAGCAATTGAAAAAGCAACAAAAGAAGAACTACAACAAATTGAGGACAGTGCCGAAGTCGCTAGCGATTTCATCCACGATGTGTTACTTCCCCAATTGGATGAGTTTGAAATGGAAAACGATGACCGTGAGTATATGACAGGAATGGCAACTCATGGTCTTTTTGTGGAACTTGTACAGCGCATGATTGCTATGGGTTACACTGAAAAAGACCTCAAGAAGGAAGTCAAAATCTATAGTCAATTGCCTTGGGGCGAAACAATCCATTGACAACAAATCACTCCTTTGCTATACTGTAACTACAGTAGATAGCAACCCCCGAGAAAGGAGCACACAATGGCAAAAGTCACTTTAAACAAGGCACTGTTTAAGGTAGTGTTCACTGAGTACGATCGGTTCAGTGGTCAAAAACACTGGGATACTGAGTACTACGACAACGAGGACGAAGCCCGCAATCGTGCTATTTCTTATAACAAAGAACACAACAACAAGGATTATGTACCCGAGTGGTATGTAAGAGCCGACTTTGCAGGCAGAGTCTAAAGTACTACAAACCCAAACTTGACAAAAAATCAGTTTGGGTTTATAATTGAGGCATGAAAACAGTTACAGAACACCTCAAAGACAGACACCTCAATCTTGAGTTGCATCGTCCTATGGTGGATGAAGAAAAACGTGTCGCAACATTCTTCCTGTACAATCTAAGTGGTGCATTGGTCGGCTATCAGCAATACCGACCCGAGGGCGAAAAGAAGCCACAAAACAATCCCAAGCAAGGTAAGTATTTCACATACCGAAAGCAACCTACCCTCGCAGTCTGGGGAGTAGAAAGTTTACATTTATCGCCTAATGTCGTTTTCTTGACTGAGGGTGTTTTCGATGCCTGCAGGCTCACTGAAAAGGGTTACAGCGCCCTAGCCGTACTGAGTAACAACACTGGTTGGGACTTGAAAAACTGGCTTGGTATGTTGAATAGAAAAGTAGTAGCCGTCTGTGATAACGATGACGCGGGTAGGAAACTAGCAAAATTCGGTAATGTTAGTGTGTTTTGTGAGTCGCACGACCTGGGTGATTCCTCAGACGAGTTTGTGAATAACTTAGTATTACAATTTGGTTAACTAAAGTATTCATTTTCTCATATCAAAGTCACTAGGATCGATGCTTTTTCCTAGAGTATGTACTGTATCAGTCCTAGCGAATTTGCCCAAAATTTGACAGTGAATCCAAATTGTGTCATAATACAGGAATGATGAAACGCAAGCGCAGATCCGACAGAAATCAAGTAATTTACTACATCCAGGATGTCGTAACACTTGAGTATTACATTGGTTTGACTGCTGTTTCTTACAAAGGAAGTATTCGTAAAACACTACACCGCAGGATGCAAAAGCACATGCAACGGGCCCTCGCAGAAAACAAGTCTTGGGGTCTGAGTGTCGCATTGCGTGAGCGTGGTGCCGAGCGTTTTGTTTACGGTCCTGTTCAAATTGTGCGTGGCAAAAAAGCCGCACACGAAATTGAAACACAAATGATTAACACACTTCAACCTGCTCTTAACACTTTTGGAGTCAAATAATGAACGAACAAATTAAAGAACTTGCCCACAAGGCTGAGTTTATCAATAAAAGACATAATGGTGATGAATGGCGTTGGGGTTATATTGATCCTGAATTGTCAGCCAAGTTAGAAAAATTCGCAGAGTTGGTTCAAAAGGATGTACTCCGTAAAGTATTCGCAAGTATCCTGATCACCGATGTTGTCATGGAAGAAAAAGGTAATACACCCACATCGGAAGATTACCTTCTGGCTATCAACAAAGATTTTGGAATTGACAAATGAAAATCAGTCCCAACACAAAACTCAATATTATCTTTTGGACCATTACACTTCCAGTGGTTCCAATTGTAATACTTTTGTTACTAGTGGCAGTGGTTCTAGCAGTCATTCCGCCCTTCAGGAATAGTGTTATGACCTATGTAGAAAATGTAATACGAAAGTTCGCAATTTGGCGTAACAACCTACCCATCGTGAAAAACGCCTACGACAAAGCACATTTATTCGACTACATCAAAGGCAACGAAAGTTGACAATAAATCGTTTTGGGCATATAATGTAGTCTTAGACAGTCAAACAACGGAGCAAACAAATGACAGGTGGTTTCTTCTTTATTGAATACAACGATGGTCGCATTACCGAGATTGAATTCAAGGATGCTAAAAAGGCAAAGAAGGCATACATGCTGTATGACCGTGAACCCGAGGACAATGCAAAGGCTTGGGGCTGGGACACCAAGTACGAAGCTCCTACATTGACTCAACAAATCCGTGCAAAGAAAATGACTAAGGAACTGGCATGACACAATATTTTCACATCGTCCATCTTTGCCGTATAGAGAACGGTAAGCCTAATCTATACAAGCCTCGGTATGAGGAAGAATTCAACCACGAAGATGAAGCACAAAAATTTGTTAAGGACTTCAATCAAAATCACGTTGACTTGGCCGCAGTTTATGTTGGTAAAGTGAATGACGAAACAGGAGAACTGGTATGACCGCTATTACAAATTTGATTATCGTTATGATGCCCGTCATCATCATGGGCCTGGCAATTCTGTTGAAGGATGGATTCTAAAATGAATATTCGTGAACTTGTTATTCAGCGTATCTTGTTTAGCCTCAGTGACGAGGAACTGGAAATTGAATTCCAAATGACTGAGGATGAGGTTACTGAATTGAGTGACTTGGATCTGTTTGAAATGTATGAATCACTTTTTGTTCCAGATACGGAATAAAAACTTGACAAAAAATCTATAGTTTGCTATACTATAGATAAATAAAGATGTGAACTGATAGACGGTTCATAGACAATTATTCTAAGGAGTTTAGAATGTCAGACTTAACAATCTTCGGCATCGAAGAAAAAATCAAAACCCACAAAGCCGAAATGGCTAAGCTGGAAAAAGAGCTTGAAAAAGCCAAATTGGAATCCCCTGATCACCAACTTGCAAAAGAACTGCATGGCATGCTTTGCACATGGAACCACACTGATGGTTGCGGTTGGTACTATGAGTTTAAAAACAAAGAAGATGACTGGACAGGTCGTGCTCACGGCGAATACCTGAAACGGGCACAAAAACTTATCTGTCATTGTAAGGATGAAGGCATTCGTGTTGAGACTGCCATCCAAATGTTCAAAACTATCAAGGGGTTATAAAATGAATATCGTAGATTTCGCATATCAAGTTATTGAAATGCAAGAACGAATCACTGAACTTGAAATCCAAAATGAACAACTTAGTTGGTATAAAGAAGAATATCACAAGCTGATGGATTCTACAATGCAACACAATCAAGTGATGATGAATAACATTCTCAAACTTTGCTTGACTCCGGGCGTTATTGAAGCCTGCCAAGAAAATGCAACATTCAAGGAAGACACAAATGTCTAAAAAATACGACACACTGGTCCTCATTGGACGCTTTCAACCACTACACAATGCTCACCTTGAGATTATCAAGCGAGCCACAGCATTGACCGATCAACTGGTTATTATTACAGGTTCAGCAAAACAACCTCGCACTTACAAAAACCCGTTCACTAGTTTTGAGCGTGAGCGCATGATTAAAAACGCTACTCGCGGCCTTAACATGCAGGTTCATGTTGAAGAAAACATTGACACAATTTACAACGACCAAGCCTGGGCTGTACGTGTTCAAGGCATTGTGAGTAAGTATCGCTGTCTCGGTAATGGTCCTGTCGGTATCATCGGTCACAAGAAAGATGATTCAAGTTTCTACCTTGACATGTTCCCTCAATGGGGTTATGAAGATGTTGAACTGATTGAATTCTTGAGCGCGGTTAACATTCGTGACTTGTATTTCAAGCGTGACGTTAACATGAAATTCATTCAAGGTGTTGTGCCAGAAACAACTTTTGATTTCTTGATGGATTTCAAAATGAAACCTGAGTATGAACAAATCATCCGCGAACGTGAGTTTGTAGCTAACTACAAAAAACAATATGCTTCACTTCCTTATCCTCCTATTTTTAGTACTGCTGATTCTGTCGTGATTCAATCAGGTCACGTGTTGATGATTAAACGCCGTAGCGAACCTGGAAAAGGCTTGTGGGCATTGCCAGGCGGATATGTAAACGCTAACACTGACAAGAGTGTAGAAGATGCGGCTATCCGCGAACTGCGTGAAGAAACAATGATTAAGGTGCCCGCCCCTGTGTTGCGTGGTAGTATCAAGCGTAGCAAAGTATTTGATGCTATTGACCGTAGCCCACGTGGTCGTATCATTACACATGCGTTTCACATTGAACTGCCTGACGGTGAACTGCCAAAAGTAAAAGGCAGTGACGATGCTGAAAAAGCACGTTGGGTTCCTATCGCAGAAGTCAAGTCGGAAGAATGCTTTGAAGACCACTATGAAATCCTCCAACACTTTCTTGGGGCGTAAAATGAACGAACGAATTGTAGAACTTAACGCACAGGCTGACAAATATGCCTGGGAAAAAGTCGGAAAGAAATATGATGGGGCTGGCGACTTGAACTGGAAGTGGGAAGATACTAAAATGGAAAAGTTCGCCGAGTTGATTGTCAGGGAATGTGCCCATTTGGTCGGTGGCTATACTAAAGAAAATGAGTTTGGCACCGATGTAAAAGAAGCATACGAAGAAATCACAAAACATTTTGGAGTTGAATGATGTTGATTCACAAAAAAGGTAATCTACTAGACATGGCTGACAATGGTGAATTTGATATCATCATTCAAGGCTGTAATTGTTTCAACGCAATGGGCGCAGGTCTTGCTCCTCAAATTGCTAAACGCTATCCAATGGCAGAGGCTGTTGACAGTAAAACTGTCCGAGGCAACATTGGTAAGCTAGGTAATTGGACAATGGCATATAGCACCAACGATCCCAATCAGAAAGCATTCAAGATTATCAATGCTTACACTCAATATGTCACAAGCCAACAAGGTGAAGATGTATTTGAGTACGCATCGTTTGAAGTAATCCTTCGCAAGTTGGCTCATGAGTACGGTGCTCAACGCTACGGTCTACCCTACATTGGTATGGGATTGGCTGGTGGCGACAAGAAACGAATCATGGTATTGATTGAAAACTTTGCCAAAGTAATTTCTGCTAAAGGTGGTACCGTAACTTTGGTAGAATTCGGTTGACACAGAAATAGGTTTGTGTTATACTGTAAACAAGTCCTAGCGATAGACGCAAGGCAATTTAAATAAAGGAACTTTATTATGAAACTCTCTCAAAACATCATTCTGAATACTGATAGCTATAAAGTATCAATGTTCAAACAATACCCAGCAGGAACTACAGGTGTATACAGTTATATCGAGTCGCGGGGCGGACGTTATGATCGCACAGTATTCTTCGGACTACAGGCTTTTATCAAAGAATATCTACTCAAGCCAATCACCCAAGCAGATATTGATATTGCTGACGAAATTATTACCCAACACGGTGAGCCCTTCAACCGAGCAGGATGGCAGTACATCCTTGACAAACACAATGGATATCTCCCAGTTGTCATTCGTGCCGTTCCTGAAGGGACAGTCGTTCCTACCCGCAATGTTCTGGCAACAATTGAGAATACTGATCCAGAGGCATTCTGGCTCACTACTTGGCTAGAGACCGCACTGCTCCGCGCAATCTGGTACCCAACTACTGTGGCTACACAAAGCTACACCATCAAGCGTGTGATTCTTGACTATTTGGAGAAAACAGGTGATCCTAGTACAATTGATTTTAAGTTGCATGATTTTGGCGCTCGTGGTGTATCTAGCATGGAATCTGCGGGCATTGGTGGTGCCGCACACCTCGTCAACTTCATGGGGACTGACACTATTACAGGTGTGCTGTACGCTAGGGAGTATTACAATGCTGGCATCGCTGGTTTTAGTATCCCTGCCGCAGAACACTCAACAATCACAAGTTGGGGTCGTGACAACGAAGTAAAAGCCTATGAAAACATGGTCAAGCAATTCGCAAAGCCAGGTAGCATCGTTGCAGTCGTATCCGACAGTTACGATATCTTCAACGCCGCAAGCAAACTCTGGGGTGAAGAACTCAAGCAACAAGTCATTGACTCTGGTGCAACTGTGGTTATCCGTCCCGACTCTGGTGATCCTGAAACCGTATGCTTGAAGCTGGTTCAAATCTTGCACGACAAGTTTGGCGCAGTGAAGAACAATAAAGGCTTCTGGGTTCTCAACAATGTTCGCCTGATCCAGGGTGACGGTATTAACGAACACACTATCCGTTGTATCCTTGGTGCATTCCAAGCATATGGCTACAGTGCTGACAACATTGCATTCGGTATGGGTGGCGCATTGCTACAACAATTGGATCGTGATACTCAGAAGTTCGCTATGAAGTGCAGTGCCGCACAAATTAACGGTGAATGGATTGATGTACAAAAAGATCCTATCACTGATAGTGGTAAGAAGTCTAAAGCAGGCCGAGTTACTCTTTGGCAATGTGGACAACAGTTACAATCCGCAGTTGAACAACCTAAAGGTTGGACTGACTATGGATTTGGTTGGGAAGAAGTTCTCGAAGAAGTCTACCGTGATGGTAAATTGGTCAAGGAAATTGACTTTGCTACTGTCCGTGCTAACAGTAAAAAGTAACACTTGAGTACTACTTTAAGGCCCTGGAATTCCAGGGCTTTTTTGTTGACAATAAATGGATTTGGTTGTATAATACATATATTGATTCAGAAAAGGAGCACATGATGGAATACGCAATTGGTTACGTGGTCATCGTTTTCGTCCTGCAAGCTATTGCCGCTGTTCGTACCCCGCGAGAAGATTGCCAAGTGGTTGTGTTTGCTACTGTGTTCTGGCCCTTGATGGTAGTGTTGGTCGCAGGCTCCTTGGCTCTGGACTATATTGGTTGGGGTTTTGATGCAGTTAAGGGTGCTAAGTGGTTTGGATTCCGCAAGCCCACTAATACTCAAGTACGCGGTTTTGCCATCACTCTGTTTCGTATAGAGTTCCAGATGTGGAAGGCTAAAAAGGATTGACAATAAATCAGTTTGGACATATAATACATGTATTGAATCAGAAAGCGACACATGAATCTCTCTACAGTAATCGCTAACCTGCGTAAAACAATCAGTGGCAAGGAAGAAGCCCTGGATGAATACAATAAGGCTTTGAATGTCCGTATTGATCCGTTGGATGCAGGTGAACGGATGGCTATTATCGCAACAGTTGAATACTTGAAAATCAACATTGCCGAACTCAACCGCATCCTGGACGATCTAGTAGAGTGTCAAGTAAAGGGTATTGAACTATGACTATTTCAAAATACAGTTTTGTCCGCACCGAACTCCGTGTTCTGCAAAATACTTGCGAAGGCGACAACGAAAAGTTTCTCAACTTGCTGGCTGACAATATCGGTCAGTTGGACGAGAAAATTCAAGAACTTACTACTAAATTGCATATGACTGAACACCGTGTTCGTGTTCTTGAGCGTGAGAGTGTAGAACAATCGTGGCGTGACAATCCCGACCGTATGGGCGGACAGTTTACGCAAGATGAAATTGACAATGCAGGAAGATGGTAATGACTAATCCAACAGACTTGATTGACCGAGAATTGAATATTGACGATTTTGTGGTGTTTCACAATAACATCTACCGTGTCAAAGGATTAGGCAAAGCACACCCTTCTAGTGGCAAAGGTCAAGTCAAAATTATGTTGATTAACCCTAGCCCAACAACTCGCCCAGTTAACAAGTATAGTGGTGACTTGTGTAAACTTGATTCAGGTGAAGTGTTGTTTTACATGTTGAAGAAAAATTACAATTGATTGTAAAGGAGAAATAAAATGCCCTGTCTTAGTTATGAAACTGAATGGTTCCATTCAAACCCACGCCGTACTCACACCGAGACCGCACTGAAAACTGAATGCGACCGCTTGGCTCGCATTGCTTGTAAGGCAATGACACTACTAGAACAACTTGATCCTGAACTGAAAAGTTTCAAGGATACTGAATCTCGCAAGTGGTGGGCCGATCACAAAAAGGCTGACAAAGCACGAATGGATAAAGAGGCTAAAGAAAAAGCCAAGATTGATGAACAAGAAAAACTTAGAGAAGCCGCAATGGCTAAACTGACCCCCGAAGAAATTGCGGCGTTCGGTTTGAAGTTGAAGAAAGGTAAAAAATGAGTGAGAACCTAAACCAAGAAATTCTTGACTTCATTGTTAGTGGCGCTGGTGATACTGACGCATACATGACCAAGCCTGAAAAGATTGCCCGCAAGGTCATGGTTGAACTTGTCAAGGCAGGTCGTAGTGAGTTCCTGTTGTTGCGTGATGACGAGGTCAACAAGTGGTGGGGTAAGCTATACAATGGTGTTCATGAAAAGTTTGAAAAGCACAAAGAGCGTGTCCGTGTTTACGAAATCAAACTTGCCGCTTATGAAAGACTGAGCAAAGAGGATCGCAAAGCACTTGGTATTCGCAAACCACAAAAGCCGAAAGGTCTGTGATGATCCCAGCAGAACATAAAGAAGAAATTATCCAAAGTGGTATTAGCTTTATGCGTAGTATCACAGAAGCCTTCGGTGCCGATGAAGGCATGAAACTGTGGGATACGATTGCCTCGACACTTGACCCTGATGTTAAGGGTCAGATTTTCTTTGCTATGCTCACTGGTGAGTATAACAACATCGTCAACATTACTGGTCACAATCCAGGTGCTGACCGTGTTCGCATGATTAAAACTATTCGTAGTGTTGACAAGCGAGGTCTTGGTCTGAAAGAGGCTAAGGATATGAGTGACTATCTTTCCAATGGTCAAATGATTAAACTTGAGATTGATCCAGCAGTGCGTGGCATGGCACTGAGTGAATTGAGAAAGGCAGGGTTTCACGTATGAGATACGCACACATTGGTTGGTGTCGTGAAGGTGCCTCAGATAAAGTCTGGGGTGCTATCTGCCTGCAAGAACCTGAACATTATTACACTAGTGGTAAGTATGTGACATTCTGGGGGCGCCGAGGCACCAAACTACAAACTAAAATTGTAGAAGGTACTGAATTTAAAATCAGTGAAATGTTCCAAAAGAAAGTAAACAAAGGTTATAAGCAAGTGTACAAGCAAGACTTGGACGAAGTATATCCAGAGTTTCAACAAGACTTAGAAAAGACTGCATTCTGGGCAACACTAAAAATTTAATGTCAGTGTGTTAGTAGTAAATAGTCACTGAGGTGCAGTACATGTGGGAAACAATCAGCTATCATAAAAATACAATCTTTGTTATAATCGCTATTATATTAGCAGTAGCATGGTTGAGTGTCCCTGAGGAAGAAGTCGATGACCCATTCATCATCACAGTTGACTATGACTGTAGAGAAATCGTAAGAGATCCAAGTGATATCTCACGTGATATTGTTCAACAATGTAAAGAACTGGTACATGAATTGGAGATGAAAAATGCACCTAAGCAAAGTCAACGAATCGTTAGAGCATAAGATTATAGCAGGTAGTGAGTTTGGCTGGCAATGCTGGCCTAATGCTCGATACCTTGACTATGAATCAGAACATGCATTTGCCTCTGTAATTTTCAATTACACTACGCAGGAAATTTATTCTGCTGAGGTAAATGATAAAGATGATAAGTGTAAGCCTTATCGTTGGATGAACCCATCATTCAAACAAGCATACCTTGATGAATCTAAATCCAGGAATGTAGACCCCAATGAGGCATGGGATAGAACTTTTTGGTATGACCTTGAAATAAGTGAAGACTGGCTTGAGAAAGCTGGTGCCATGTTCAAGGGTGAAGAATTTGACACCCGTGTTCAAGTACCATTGAATCTTGAAAAAGATGAACTGTATAAACTCATGGAGATGGCACATGAGCGTGATGTTACTCTAAATAAGATGGTAGAAATCATTTTGGAAGAAATGATTGAACGTCATCAAAAAGGTGACCTATAACGTTATAATAATAAGGAGATCACGTTATGAAAAAACTTATTTTAGCAGTAGCATTATTCGCATCA